TTTTAGAAAAATTAATGAAGGAAATAGATAAATTTATTATTAAAACTAAAAAAGAAAATTTTAAACCTTGTATTAGATTAAATGGAACTAGTGACATAGATTGGCATAATCATAAAATTTATGATTTATTTTCTAATTGTATTTTTTATGATTATACAAAAAAAATTAAAACAGCCTTAAAATATGTCAATGGCCAATTACCTAGTAATTATTATATTACTTATTCATTGAATGAAGATAACAGAAAGGAAGCATTTAAAATTTTAAAAATGGGGGGAAATATTTCCGCCGTTTTTAGAGATGATTTACCAAAAAAATACAAAGGTTATAAAGTCATCAATGGGGATGAAACAGATCTGAGGTTTTTAGATCCTAAAAATTGTATTGTAGGGCTAAAAGCAAAAGGAAAAGCAAAAAAAGATTATTCTGGTTTTGTTTTAGATACAAAAACATCTAGAGGGAATTTAACTCTAGGAAATGTAAACACACTTTAAATAAGAAAGGAAGAAATAAAATGGTAGATAAAAAAATAGATCTTAACGAAAAAATATTTATACCAAGCCTTTTTGGAAAATCTAGGTTTAAAACTTATAAATATTTAACTAAATCTCAAAAACAATTAGTAAACCCTAAAACATTGAGTATAGATTTAACTAAAGAAAGGAAGAAAGAAAATGGATATAGAAAATAAATTTCAAAATAATTTGAGACGACAAAAAAAATTAATTGATCCTAGATTTGTTCTTACTGTAAAAAAAGAAAGTAAGTATGGAAATGAATTAATTTATCCTATTTGTGAAAGAGCTAAATTGATTGTCAAATTATTTGATGATAAAAAAACTTTTACAAGAAGACACATTGAAATTTTAAAACAATTAGGTTTTATATTTCAGCATGAAGAAATAAAAATATAAAGAAAGGAAGAAATAAAATGGAAAATAACAAAATTATTGTTGATGTTCAAAATTTATTAGAAATTGAGAGCATAAGAGATAAAAGAAAACAGCCATGCGACATTAATTGGCATGAAGAAGGAAAATTATTGAATGAGTATTATTCTGGATCAAAAAAAGATTATATTCCCCTTTTAAAAATGCCCCTTGCTTACATGGTTAGGGCTTTTAATAAAACTTTAAGTTTTGTAAATATTGATCTTGTTGAAGAAAATATAAAACTAAAAGAAGAAAATAAAGCATTAAAAAACATTATTAAAAATTCTGGGGAAGAAGCAATTAAAAATTTAGCTTTTGTTGAAAGTCTTGGAAAGGAAGAAATAAAATGAACCATAAAATTGAATTTACTACGGAAGAAATTTTTGAACTTGTTCAAGAAATTAAACCTTCCATTGAAAAAGAAAATGCGGATACTTGTCTACTATCCGCATTTAAAAAACTAAATGGGGTAAAAATACCAGAATTTAAAAACATAAATTATGGTTATGAAATACCCCATTACAAACCAAGAAAGGAAGAAAGAAATGGAAAAAAATAAAATTTTTATGTTAAATCTTCATTTAGTTTCTAATTTTTATCCGCCTATTCCTAGATATGTTAAAAATAGGGTTTTAACCATGTTTAAAGCTTATCATAGAGAAAGGATAAATGAAGACTTGTTAAAAAAATACATATTTAAAAAATTTGTATCTGAAAACGGTTTTTATAATTATGGGTTTAATGAATATTTATAAAAGAAAGGAAGAAATAAAATGATTGATGAAAAAAACAAAGTATGGCTTTCAAAAAGTTTTTTTAGTCATGATGAAAGACAAAATAAATTAGATGAATTGGCTGATCAAGTTTATGATCATGATATGAACACAATACAAGCTATTCATGTAATGGAATATAAACTAAGTATTTTAGTTGATGAAGGAATAAAAATAGAAGGGTTTAAAAAAATATAGAATATCTTTTATTTAATCTTTTTTTATGAAAGGGGCTTTTTAGCCCCTTTTTTAATGTTTTGGCTTTCAAAAAAAGCTCATATTTGATCATGAGTGAGGTTTTAAGGTGTTGGCCTTATGTTTATACCTTATGATTTTTTACATTTAATAAATTTACAATTACCATTTTCATCTACCATTAAAAGATTAACTTTCATTTTGTTTTGTTGTTTTGTTGGAACTCTATTAATAATGGTTTTATCTTTTCTTCTTGTTACTGTTTTAATATCTATTAGTAATGTTTCGCCTTCCGTGTTCAATGCAACAATATCACAACACCCCAAACCAGAAATATTATTGAAAACAAAATAACCTTTTTTAGTTAACCATTGAATGGCTTTCAAATGATTTATAAAACCTTTTTTGTGTTTTCTATTCATAATGGCCTTCTGCTTCTAAAGCTCAGACTATGCAGCCGAAAGCAAATAAAATTTATTACACTATTACACTTATTAGGGGTATTCGAAAAAAAATTTTTTTTTATTTAAAAAAGTTCTGTAGTAGGTGTAATAGTTTGTTTGTTTTTGTTGTCTCATAAGGTCTAGAGGTATTACACTAGTCAATTTTTAGTAGTGTAATATATTACACTAGTAGTGTAATATATTTTTTTACTTTGGCTCAATACTTGAATTTTTTTCTTTAAACCAAAAAACAAAAATGATAATTAAATTAAAATAATACTGCTATGAAAAAACAAATAATAGACGGAAGAAGATCAAAAAAATTAACACCCAAACAATTAAGGTTTGTTTATGAGTTTGCAACAAAGACTTTGTTAGGTCTTCAATCTGCCACAGAATCAGCTAGAAAATCTGGATATTCTGAAGCAGTATCTAAAAAAATGGCTTATGAGTTACAACAGCCGAATAAATATCCATTAGTTGCCGAAGCAATTCAAGATATGAAAAAAGAAATGCAAGATAAATATTCTGTTAATATGGATAAACATCTATCAAGACTTGACGAACTTGGAAGAAAAGCTGAAGAAGAAAAACATTTTTCAGCTTCTATTAATGCTGAACAATTAAGAGGGAAGGTTGGGGGCTTATATGATCCGACAATTCGTTTAGAGAGTGCTGTTGAAAATTTGCCTAGAGAAGAATTAATAAAACAATTATCAGAATTACAGAAAAAAAATATTAATATTGTTGGGGAAGAAAACATAATCGAACATGAACCAATAAAAGAAGAAGAAGAAAAAAAATAGTATCCCAATACTTTAAAATTAATAAGCTAAAAACTGGGCCAAATGTTAGAGAAAAACTTTATTAAATTAATTAGAAAAAATATAATCTTTTATTCTTTTTATAGAATTGAAACAACGACATTGAATGGCTTTCCAGATCTGATTGGTGTTGGGTCAAATATGGATACTATTTTTATTGAAACTAAAATTGCAAAAGGAAATAAAATTAATCTTTCCCCTTTTCAGATATCCACTAATTTAAAGTTATGGAATGAAAGTAAATCAAATTATATTATTGTTCATTCTTCGAAATATGCGAATAACCTTCCCCCAAACAAGGTATATTTGTTTGAGGGAAGGTATTCGAAGGAATTAGCCATAAATGGCTTAAATGAACCACCAATAGCGAATAGTTGGGCTACTATATGTAGTTATTTCACTTTGGTTCATGGTTCACGAACCACGAAAAGCCCAGAAATCAGCCAATTATAAGTTTCGATAACTATAATTGTCATGACAAATAACAAAAAACCCCAGAAATTAGCCACGAACCACGAATAATGACTAGGTACTTAGAGAATATGAGAAAAATGGCGGTTTTCCGCCAATTATGACCCCCTTAAAATTTTAGACAGGAATCCAGGAGAGAGATTACGATCGAGTTTTAAATATTCAGCCATGAATTTTTCATATGAAAACGATTTTTCTAGGGTATACCCCTTTTTGTAGTGTAAAAGTGTTTAGGAGTCCCAATGGAAACCAATAATAATAAATTTCAAAAGTATTCGGATGAAGAATTAAGGCTAATGTTGGCTATTGCCATGCATGATGACAACAATGCAGCTCAAGATAGTTATATGCATTTTGTTAAAAAGGTGTGGCCCGAGTTTATTGATGGATATCATCACAATATAATGGCTAAAAAGTTTGAAGAGATAGCTGCTGGAAAGTTAAAGCGATTAATTGTTAATATGCCTCCAAGACACACAAAGTCAGAATTTGCTTCTTACCTGTTTCCTGCCTGGTTGATGGGTAAAAAACCAAAAACAAAAATAATTCAAGCAACACATACAGCAGAACTGTCTTATCGTTTTGGTAGAAAAATGAGAAACCTTATGGATGATGAAGAATATAGAAAAATTTTTAAAGGTGTTCATTTACGAGCAGATTCAAAAGCATCAGGAAGGTGGGAAACAAATCATGGGGGAGAATATTTTGGTGTAGGAATAGGTGGTGCTATTACAGGTCGTGGTGCAGATCTATTAATCATTGATGATCCTCATTCTGAGCAAAGTATTACAGAAACAAGTTTTGATAATGCATTTGAATGGTATGTATCTGGACCAAGACAAAGACTTCAACCTGGTGGTGCAATTGTTGTTGTAATGACAAGGTGGTCGGAGAGAGATCTTACTGGCAGATTAATTAAGCAGCAAGCAGAAACAAAAGCAGATCAATGGGAAGTTATAGAATTTCCGGCTATTTTACCAAGTGGTAAACCTATATGGCCAGAATACTGGAAAAAAGAAGAGCTCGAAAAAATACAAGCCAATTTACCTGTTATGTCATGGGAAGCGCAGTATCAACAAAAACCAACTTCCGAAGAAGGGGCTATTATAAAACGAGAATGGTGGAAAACATGGAAAAAAGAAGATTTACCTGAATTAATACACATTATACAAAGTTATGATACAGCATTTAGTAAAAAAGAAACTGCTGACTTTAGTGCTATTAGTACCTGGGGAATTTTTAAAACAGAATTTAACCGAGAAAATATTTTGTTATTAGATTGTATAAAAGAAAGATGGGAGTTTCCAGAATTAAAAAAAATTGCTTTAGAACAATATAAATACTGGGAACCAGAAACAATTATTGTAGAGGCCAAAGCAAGTGGAATGCCCTTAATACAAGAGCTGCGTCAAGTAGGAATTCCTGTTGTTGCCTATACTCCTTCACGTGGAAACGATAAATTAACTCGTGTTAATTCTGTTTCTCCTATTTTTGAATCTGGACAAGTATGGGCACCTGATAAGTAGTTCTCGGAAGAAATGATTGAAGAATGTGCTGGATTCCTTTATGTTGAGAATGATGAGTAAGTTGACAGCATGACACAAGCAATGATGCGTTATCGTCAAGGAAATTTTATTTCGTTAAAGGATGATTATGAAGATCCAATTAAAGCAATCTATGAACAATCTCCCGAGTATTACTAATGACTAGATTTGTTACAATGAATAAGGTATAAAAAATTATGGCAGAAAATAATATAGATCAAAAAATACAATCAGTTGTTGGTGAAACAATTGAAGATGCAATTCAGAACGAAGAACCTGTTGATATAGAAATTGTTTCTGAGGAAACTATTATTACAGATGAACCGTTAAACGCGAAAGATGATTTTTTTGCAAACCTGGCAGAAGACATGGATGACACAGATCTGGGTCGTATTTCTTCTGACTTAATGGAAGAATATGAAAATGATAAATCATCAAGACAAGAATGGTCTCAAACTTATGTTCAAGGATTAGATTTACTAGGATTTAAATATGATGATAGAACAAAACCGTTTCGTGGAGCAAGCGGTGTTACACATCCATTATTAGCAGAAGCAGTCACACAATTTAGTTCTACTGCATTTAAAGAAATGATGCCTTCCGATGGACCGGTTAGAACGCGTGTCATGGGAAAAGAATCAGTCGAAGTGTTTCAACAAGCACAAAGAGTTAAAGAATTTATGAATTATCAAATTACACAAGTAATGGAGGAATATACACCAGAGCTTGATCAGATGTTATTTTATTTACCTCTTTCAGGATCAACATTTAAAAAAGTTTATTATGACGGAACA